CAATGAGAGTCCACCGCCGCCGACCAGGTCCTCCACGGTCTTGGCTGCGGAATCTGAATGGGCCATGGCATCGACGACGCCATGCGCCATCTGGGCGGCCCAGTCTTCCGCGAGGCCTGTCATGGGAAGCCGCTGTGACGCAGTGAGAACGCGGTCCAAGCCGACAGAATCCGCATCGGAGCGCGTAGTCGCGGGAAGGTTCTGGGAAGAAGACTGGCCGGCAAACTCCCAGAAACTCACCATTTCCCACTCGAAGGTCTGAGTGGTGGCGGCCTGAGGCGCGGTCGCACTGATGACCATCGTAGCGTTCTGCGTCGCAGCCAGGGAGGTGTCGGGCAACCAGTCCAGCGAGGAATTCTCCAACGGCCTCCACATCAGGCACGTCCAGGCATTCTGGTCTTGCAGGACCTGGGGGATCATGAGCGTGTCCGCGAAGGTCTCGAGGCCATTGCCATTGAACGAGGAGACATTGTTGTCGTCCGCGAGCTGGACGACAGCCAAGATGCCGCCCACGTTCATTGCTTGCGAGATGTTCCGGACTCTGAGCCCGCAACCCACCAGCCGAGCCTGAATTCCGCCCGTGAAGGCGGCACTCGTGAACGGGAGCGATGTGTCTCCTTGGACAACCACGCCCGCCGTGGCAGTCGACAGGGCAAAGTTCGACGTCTTGGCGAGCGTGAAGCCTGCTCCGGTGGAGAAGATCTTGTTCGTGTCCGAGGACGGCACAAACGGAGCGACTGCGACGTACCCCCAGCCGGCTGAGCCCGTGGTGAAAGTGCCCCGCCGGTACGTGCGGAACTTGTACGATTCCACGGGCGGTGTGGCAGGCACGCACGGCAACTCGTCGAACGAGCCGAACGGATTCGTGATCGCTTTTGCGAATCCGAGCGAGCAGTCGGCGAGGCCGGCAGACCGAGGCATCGCGGCGCCTTTCGACTCGATCGCGATTTCGTCCACGCTCATGTTGTTGCCGAGAGGACTGGACGCGGCCTTGGGCGTGGCTCCCAACTTCTTGAGGAAGTCGGGGGAGTGGAGCGGCCGTGCCGCTCTCGCGTCGATCACGCCCCGCTTGACCCTCCTCACCTGGAAAGTCAGGCTCCCGT